CGGCCCAGCGAGAACGGGCTGACGATCATCGGCGGGGACAATGAGCAGGGGAAGACCTCTGTTCTGGACGCTATCGCCTATGCCCTGGGCGGTGAAAAGTACCGGCCCACAAATCTCAACCGGGAAGGCTCGGTGGTGCCGGGCACCATTAAAATCGTAATGGACAACGGCCTGATTGTGGAGCGCAAAGGTAAGAACGCCGCGCTTAAGGTTACAGATCCGACCGGCCGCGCAGCCGGCCAGAGGCTCCTGGACCAGTTCATTGAGAAGCTGGCGTTAGACCTTCCCAAATTCATGGAAGCGTCCGGGAAAGAAAAAGCGGACACGCTCCTGCAGATCATCGGGGTAGGTCCCCAGCTGGATGAGCTGAACCGGAAGGAAAAAGAGCTGTTTGACGAGCGGACCATCACAGGCCGCACAGCTGACCGGAAGACCAAATATGCTGCGGAGCAGCCCTATTATCCCGATGTCCCTGCAGAGCCGGTCAGCCCCATGGAGCTGATTCAGAAACAGCAGGCCATCCTGGCAAAGAATGGAGAGAACCAGCGCAAGCGCGAGAGGCTGAACGAAATCACCACCAACAAGCGCAGGGCCTTTGACGATGCCCGGGCCATCGAGGAGAGGATCACAGAGCTCCAGAAACAGCTGGCCGAAAAGAGATCTATCTACGAACAGCTGGCAACAGATGAAGACATCGCCAGAACAGATGTCGCACAACTGCAGGATGAATCAACGGCCGAGCTGGAGGAATCCCTGGCAAACATTGAAGAGATCAACCGCAAGGTCCGGGCCAATCTGGACAAAGAGAAGGCAGAGGAAGAAGCCAAAGGATACAGTCAGAAGTACATCCAGCTGTCTAACGACATTGAACAGATCCGGCAGGCACGCAGGGAACTGCTGAGCAGTGCAGATCTCCCGCTCCCGGAACTGTCCATTGAGAACGGCGAGCTGATCTATAAAGGCCAGAAATGGGATGGTATCTCCGGAGCACAGCGCCTGATCATCTCCACAGCGATCATCCGGAAGCTCAATCCCCAGTGCGGATTCGTGCTCATGGACAAGCTGGAGCAGATGGATCTGCGGACGCTGAATGAGTTCAACGTATGGCTGGAGCAGGAAGGGCTGCAGGTCATCGCTACAAGGGTAAGCACCGGAGACGAGTGCTCCATCATCATTGAGGACGGCTACGGAGTACAGCCTGAGGCTGAGGATCCGGAGCCTGAACAGGTAAAGAAGACGGCTCCCAAGGCGGGAGGCTGGAAGATAGGAGGTAATAAATAATGGCATTTCCAATTAACAGGGGGACGCTGCCGACGGCCAAAAAGGTCGTCGTGTATGGTCCGGAGGGGATCGGCAAGACCACATTTGCCTCACAGTTCCCGGATCCGGTCTTTATCGATACAGAGGGCTCCACGAATGATTACGACGTGGCCCGGTTCCCGGCCCCTTCATCTTGGCAGATGCTTATGGATGAAGTCCGGGAAGTAAAGAACAATCCCGGCATATGCAGGACGCTGATCATCGACACAGCGGACTGGGCTGAGCGCCTGTGTGAAAAGCATGTATGTCAGCATGGCCAGGTACAGAGCATTGAAGGATTTGGCTACGGCAAAGGATACACCTATCTGCGGGAAGAGTTCGGGCGGCTTCTGAACGAGCTGACAGATGTTGTTGGCGCCGGCATCAACGTGGTGCTGACAGCTCATGCCCAGATGCGCAAATTTGAGCAGCCAGACGAGATGGGAGCATATGACCGCTGGGAGATGAAGCTGTCCAAGCAGGTGGCGCCGATCGTCAAAGAATGGGCCAATATGATCCTGTTCTGCAACTACAAAACGTTTGTCGTAAAGGAAAATAAGAGCGCCGCAAAAGGCAAGGCTCAGGGCGGCCAGAGGGTCATGTACACGACCCATCATCCCTGCTGGGACGCCAAGAACAGGTACGGCCTGCCGGAGATTCTGCCTCTGGACTATGAGGGAATCAGGGGCGTGATTGAGTCCGGTCCCGCTGATCAGCAGGAGAAGGACATTCAGGTGATCAGCCAGGGCAGCATATTTGACCATCACGAGGACATGCCTGCAAAAAGCCCGGCGCCGGAAGCGCCTAAATCCAACAAGGGCACAAAGAAGCCTGAAGCGAAAAAGGAAGAGCCGGCGGATCCTATATGGTTCGATGTAGATCCTGCCATCCCGAAGAACCTTCGAGACCTGATGATTGCAGACGGCGTCACGGAATGGGACATCCAGAACCTTATGTCTGTATGGGGTTATGTTGACTCCCAGATGCCGGTCAGGGAATACACAAAGATCGTGAACGATGGAGTCTCCATTATTGATGGATTCCTGGTCCCTCAGTGGGCAGACATCCGCAAGGAGATCCAGAAGATGAATGACGCGGAAGAGATTCCGTTCAACTAATAGAAAGGACAAGGTAAAACATCATGGCATGGAATGTCGGTGGAAACAACAACTATCAGAACAATTATCAGCAGAACAGCTATCAGCAGCCCCAGCAGAACGGTGAGGGCAGGGAGTTCTCCTGGGATGGCGATACTATCACCAGAGATGACGAGTTCATTCTGCTGGAACCCGGTGAGTATCCTTTTACAATTGAGAAGTTTGAGCGGTCCCGAAGCCAGGGATCTGATAAGATGCCGCCCTGCAACATGGCTGTCGTTTACTTTACTGTCCACTCCGATCAGGGAGATGTGACGATCAAGGACAACTATCTCCTGCACAGCAAGTTCGAGTGGAAGCTCTCCCAGCTCTTCTCCTCTGTCGGTCTGAAGAAAAAAGGCGAGCCCTGCCCTCTGAACTTCACAGCCCTGCCCGGCAGAACCGGATACATGAAGGTGAAGAACGAACCCGGAACAGGCCAGTACGCAAGCTCCATGTTCAACCGAGTAGACCGGCTCCTCCCGGCAAACTGATATGGCGGCCATGGAGCTGAGGCCCTATCAGCGTGAAGCGATAGAGGCGATACAGGAAGAATGGAACAGGGGCGTCAGAACGACGCTCCTGGTGCTTCCCACGGGATGCGGAAAGACCATCGTATTTTGTAAGCTGGCACAGGGGCTTGTCCGGGAGGGAGAAAGGGTACTGATCCTTGCCCACCGGGGAGAGCTCCTGGACCAGGCGGCCGACAAGATGAAGAAAGCGACCGGTCTGGGCTGTGCCGTAGAGAAGGCGGAACAGTCCTGCATCGGATCATGGTTCAGAGTGGTCGTGGGGTCTGTGCAGACGCTCATGAGAGCCAAGCGTCTGGAACAGTTCGCACCGGATTACTTTGACGCCATCATTGTGGACGAAGCTCATCATGCCATATCGGACAGCTACCAGAAGGTCCTGCATCATTTTTCCGGGGCAAATGTCCTGGGCGTCACAGCAACGCCTGACAGGGGCGATATGAAGGATCTGGGTGAGTTCTTCGAATCTCTGGCCTATGAGTACACGCTCCCGCAGGCCATCCGGTCCGGGTACCTGTGCCCCATCAAGGCACTGACGATACCGCTGCAGCTGGACATCAGCAGTGTAGGCATATCCTCCGGCGACTTCAAAGCCGGGGAGATCAGCACAGCGCTGGATCCGTATCTGGAGCAGATCGCTTCGGAAATGGAGACCTATTGCAAGGACCGCAAGACGGTAGTCTTCCTTCCGCTGATCAAGACCAGCCAGAAATTCCGGGATATTCTGATTGATCATGGATTCAAGGCGGCAGAGGTCAACGGAGAAAGTGACGACAGAGCTCAGGTCCTGGAAGATTTTGACCAGGGCAAATACAACGTCCTGTGCAACTCCATGCTTCTGACGGAAGGCTGGGACTGCCCGACAGTGGACTGCATTGTGGTACTTCGGCCCACAAAGATCAGGAGCCTGTACTGCCAGATGGTAGGGCGTGGGACCAGACTGGCGGAAGGCAAAGACCATTTGCTTTTGCTGGATTTCCTCTGGATGACATCAAGACACGACCTGTGCAGGCCCGCTGCCCTGATCGCGGATTCGGAAGATGTAGCCGCCCGGATGACCAGGAATTTGGAAGAGGACGCCGGGGAAGCCTTTGACATCGTAGATGCCGAGGAAAAGGCAGAAGCTGATACAGTCCGGGACCGCGAGGAAGCGCTGGCAGAACAACTTGCTATGATGCGGAAACGGAAAAAGAAGCTGGTTGACCCGCTGCAGTTCGCTATGAGCATACAGTCCAACGACCTGATCAATTATGTTCCGGCATTCGGGGCAGAGCTGAAGCCTATAAGTGACATCCAGAAAAAGAATCTGGAGCATCTGGGAATCAACCCGGATGAAGTGAAGACGGCAGGAGAGGCAGACAAGATCCTTGGCACGCTGCGGGAGAGGCAGAACAAATCGCTGGCGACACCAAAGCAGATCAGGCGGCTCGAAATGTACGGCTTTCAGCACGTCGGAACATGGTCCTTTGAGGCCGCGTCCAACATGATCAGCCGGATAGCTGCACAGGGATGGAGAGGCGTTCCCAGAGGGGTCGACCCTCAGACCTACGTTCCGCCGAAACCAGAGCCTGCAGCAGACCCCTGGCTTAATTGGGGAGTGACGTTATGACAGAGAAAACAGATCTCATAGAAATATTAAATCACATCAACCCGGGTCTTTTGTCCTATGAGGAATGGTGCGATGTCGGGATGGCCCTGAAGTATGAGGGACGTACCGCTGATGACTGGGAATCATGGAGCATGAGGGACCCGGGCCGGTATCATCCCGGAGAGTGCGTGAAGAAGTGGAAGAGCTTCAAAGGATCCGCAGAGCCGAGGACAGCCGGCACCATCATACACCTTGCTCAGATGCAGGGATGGAAGCCGACTGCAAGCTCTGATCCGGGTCATGAGCTGGACTGGGGCGACACCATCGTGGTGGACCCGGACTGGATCGAGGACAGGGAGGTCGCCGAGCCGAACAGCTGGAATCCCAAGCAGGAGCTGATCAGGTACCTGGAGACACTGTTCGAACCTGGTGAGAATGTTGGCTATGTAACGGAATCCTTTGAAAAGAAGAACAGCGATGGCCAGTCTAAATGGGTGCCTAAGAACAACGGACACTATGACAGGACGGCCGGTCAGCTGATCGAGGCGCTGCAGAAGACTAATGATATCTGCGACGTCATCGGAGATTATGACCCGCAGGGCGGCGCGTGGATACGCTTTAATCCGCTGGACGGCAAATACACCCGGAATGAGAACGTAACTGAGTTCAGATATGCCCTGGTGGAATCGGACAACATGTCAATCGAGAAGCAGAACGCCCTTGTCAGGGAGCTGGAGCTTCCTGTGGCGATACTGGTCCATTCCGGAGGGAAGAGCCTGCACGCTATCGTTAAGATAGACGCCAATGACTATACCGAGTACAAAAAGCGGGTCAATTACCTTTACGAGGTCTGCCAGAAGAACGGCATGGTCATCGATACCCAGAACCGGAATCCGTCGAGACTTTCCAGGATGCCCGGGATCATGCGGGGCGGCAAGAAGCAGCACATTGTAGACACCAACATCGGTAAATCCTCATGGGAAGAATGGGTGGACTACATCGAGGGCTTCAACGACGACCTGCCTGACATCGACAACCTGGAAAGCATCTGGGACGACATCCCGGATCTGGCAGATGAGCTGATCAGCGGCGTGCTTCGGAAAGGGCACAAAATGCTGATCGCCGGCCCCAGTAAAGCCGGCAAGTCCTTTTTGCTGATACAGCTTGCCATAGCGATAGCAGAGGGCCGGGACTGGCTGGGCTGGCGCTGTGCCAAAGGCCGGGTCATGTACGTCAATTTGGAGCTTGACCGGCCGTCCTGCCTGCACAGATTCAAAGATAGTTATGAGGCTATGGGCATCAGGCCGGAGCACGCAAGCAACCTGGACATCTGGAACCTGCGAGGCAAGTCGGTGCCAATGGATAAGCTGGCGCCCAAGCTGATCAGGAGGGCCACCAAGGCCGCAAAGGACAAGTCTCAGGATTTCGTAGCCATCATCATTGACCCCATTTATAAGGTCATTACCGGTGATGAGAACAGTGCTGACCAGATGGCGGCCTTCTGCAACCAGTTCGACAAGGTGTGTACTGAGCTGGGGTGCGCGGTCATATACTGCCACCACCATTCAAAAGGCGCCCAGGGCGGGAAGAAATCCATGGACCGGGCTTCCGGATCCGGAGTATTCGCCCGTGACCCTGACGCGCTTCTGGACATGATACAGCTGCCCCTTGACGACGACAAGCAAAAAAGCATCGGCGACAAAGCAGAATGCAGGGCCAGAGTCAGGTATCTGGAAGACCACAAGCTGGAGCTCCCCGGGCCGGATGATCAGCTGAGCGTGCCCAATATGCAGGCATGGTGTGACAACCATCTGAGAGATGAGGGATGGAAAGTGGGCGGCCGGCACGGCTCCAAAGCTGAGTGCGACGCACTGGCATTTAAGGCCCGGAAGGAAGCCGCAGCAAAAACGGCGTGGCGGATTGAGGGGACGCTGAGAGAGTTCCCGACGTTCCCGCCGGTCAATTTGTGGTTCGACTATCCTATACATCACATCGAAAATGAGGGCGGGTTCCTGCAGGATATTGACCCCGAA